TTATCGATATTTATACCAGGAATAAGGTAATTCTCATTTACAGATAATATGCCCTGAGAAGCATTGAAAGGTTCATAAACCATATTATATCCATCAATAGAGGATAATATATCTCCTAATACTGTTGTAGCTGTTCTGGGCAAACCAGAAACTATTATCGCATTTTTAGAATATTTATTATTTTTTGACATGGGCAAATTACAATCTGACATTAAAGAAACAATTTATCAAGAAGCAATTTCTAAAATTAAAAATGAATTTAATAGTTCTCAAGATAGTAATTTATTTAATGTTAGTGTTGGTGCAACAACAGTACAATTATCTTATTCAGAGTCAGCACCATTAAAATTATATTATGGATTAACTAGAAATGGGTTCATTAGTACTTGTGATGTAGGTGTTCCAGATTATTCTCAAATAAATTTTGTTGATAGTCTTTATAGTGGAGACTATAAAGTATTTGGTATAACTTCTGACACTTATAAGATTTCTCCAAGATCTATCCCAGAATCTTTACATTATAACGATGATCAATGTGAAAAACTTGAATATTCAACAGAATCTAAGAATGTAACTGGTGCAATTAAAGAAATAAAATTATTATCAAGTGGATATAATTACAAATCTCTTCCAAAATTTAAATCAATTGTAAGTGATGATGGTAAAAATGCTAATATTGTAGCATTATCAACTTCTATTGGAAGAATTAAGGATGTTAGAATTCTTGATATTGGTTATGAATATAGTTCTGATAAAACATTAAGTCCAGAAGCATATGTACCTCCTATAATTAGGATTGATAATTTAGACAGTCTTAAATCAGTTAATATTATTAATGGTGGATCTGAATATTTAAGTTCTCCTGATTTAATTGTATATGACCCACAAAATAATAAAGTTGTTGATGAAACATCATTAATAGCACATACACCTCATCAATCTGTTTCAGAAATTGAAGTAATAGCACCAGTTCAAGGATTAAATTCTGTTAATCATAGAGTAATTGCAGTTAATAATTCTAATGGTGTTGGAATTAATTCCATGACTGGAGGTGGATCAGGTATTGTTACTTGTATTTTAAGTACACCAATTAATGGATTTACTACTCCACCATTTGCGATTGGAGATGAAATTTTCGTTGAAGGTATAGAATTATTTGGTGAATCTGGAATAGGTACACAAACATCATCTTCTGTTGGTGTTGCTACTGGTGGTGATGGATATAACTCATCAGATTATCAGTATAGATTCTTTAAAGTTGATGATTTTGTAAATTCAAATCCAGCTGTATTAAAATATAATTTGATTGGATTATCGACTAATCCTGGTATTGCAAAAACATTCCAGTCTGGATACGCAAATATAATTAATAGATCAAATTATCCAGTACTTGAAAGTATTCAGGAAAGAGGATCTTTTGAAACTAATGAGAGATTATTTGTTCTTGGTGCTAATGGTAAATTTACTCAAAGAGATGTTAGTATTGTAGATTCAAGAGATGATTTTGTTAAAGTTGATGGTACTTTTGAATTAAAGGTTGGTGATCGTATTAGTGGGACTAATAGTAATGTTAGTGCTACTGTAGTTTCTATAATTGAAAATAAAGCAAAATTTGGTGTAGATTATTCAAATCGTCAAGATTATGGTTGGGTTGATGATATTGGAAAAATAAGTGAAGATTTCCAAGTTATTGAAAATAATGATTATTATCAAAATTTATCATACTCTGTTAAGAGTGATATTACTTGGGATCAATTTGTTGATCCAGTTAATAGATTAGTTCATCCTTCTGGATTGAAAAATTTTGCTGATGTTGGTATAACTTCAAGTGTTCAAACTGATATTATTGGTACACAATCTTCTGATCCTCTTGTTATTTTGGATGTAGTTGGTGAAAGAAGAGTTGATACTATTAATAATATTGATTTTGTTACTGATTATGATTCAAGAGAGACGAAATCCAAATTTATACAGTTTGAAAACTTAAAATTAACTGATTATACTAAGTGTAAGACAAATAGAGTTTTATTACATGATGATATTAGTCCAAGGTTCTCAAGTAAAGGTATTCAAGATTTATTTACTGAGGTTGAAGAAATAACCAGTAAATTCTCCAAATATTTAATACAAATAACAGATCCAGATACTTTTGATACTCAAGTTTCTGAAATAGCAGTATTAACTACTACCAATGATGCATTCTTGGTTGATAAAGCATCTGATTTTACAAATATGAGATTGGGTGATTTTACTGCAGAAGCCGATTCCTTTGGAAGAAAAACATTACAATTTGTTCCAACTGATAAGTATGATAAGGATCATGATATTAAAGTTCTTAAAACATATTTTAATACAGATTCTATTATTGAAGGAACAAAACAAATCGGTTCTATAGATTTAGTTGGAAAAAATGTTGGTATAGGAACTACCACTGTTGGTTTTACAACTACTACAATTGCAGAATTTGATGCAACTGATTTTAATTCTTTACATGCAAGTCTTTTTGTTCAAAATGATGTAACTAAGAAGATTAATTATAGTGAAGTTATTGTTGATTTTGATGGAACTCAAACACATATATCTGAAATTTATACAGATAGTTTGGATGTTAGTTATAGTGCAACTAAAGTAGGTGTTATTACTGCAAGATATGATTCAGGAAAAGTATATCTTGATTGTGAAAATGATAAGATACAAAAACTTTCGGTTAATGCAAGTATTGTTGGATTTGGTGCTACATCAGCAGGAGAGTCTGGTATTGGAACACATAGGTTTACCACTCCAGGACAACCTGAAGGTGCAGAAAGAACTGCAAGAATAGAAACAACATATAATAGCAGACATTCTGGATCCTCACCAATAACAATTACTACTATTAACAATTTAATTGACAGTAGTATTAAGGGTATTATTAGGGTTTCTTCTGAAGATATATCAGCAGTTCATCAAGTTACAGTAATACAGGATGTTAATGGTGATGCTATTACTGTTCAGTATCCATTTACTGCTATTGATTCTATGAGTGGTATTGGAACATTTGGTACTGTTACTACTGGAAATGATATAGTATTTAATTTCTATCCAGATGTAGAATGGAATTCTTCTGTTGTAGAAGTACAATCTCATCTTGAGATTGTAAATACTGAAAATGATTTTAAAAATGAGCCATTACCATTACAATATGGTTCAGTTGAAAGAAGTGTATTCCTATCAGCTTATGATGGTGTTAATGGAAGTAGAGCAAATAAGATTAATTTTGATCTTGAACATGAAAATGTTCCAATTTACAGTAAAACTTTCAATCCTGCAGATACTACGCAGTTAGATAAAGTAACTGGTATCTTTACTATTCCAAATCATTTCTTTAATACAAATGAAGAATTAGAATATGAACCAGCATCAACATTTGTTGGAGTTGGTGCTACTGGAGTATCAATAGGTCAAACAACTACTAATGCTGGATTGACAACAGATATTTTACCAACAACAGTTTTTGTTAATGTTATTGATGAAAATAAATTTAAATTATACAGTAGATTAGAATATATTAGTTCTGGTGTTGGAATTACATTTACTGGTGTAGGTGAAGGTAATGCCCATAAAATTGGAATGAAGAAAAAATTGAGTAAGACTGTAATTGGTCTTGATGGAATAGTTCAACAACCAATTACATTTACATCAATTAAACATAATCTTGAGAATAATATTGGTGCTGGAACATCACAATTTGTGTTGAGTGGAATTAGTTCAGTTCAACCAAGAGATGTTCTTAAAATTGATAATGAATATATGAAGGTTGAGCAGGTAGGATTTGCAAGTGTTGGTCTTGGAACTATAAACGATTCCAAAGATGTTGCTCTTGGTATTTGTACATTACCAGTTGTTAGAGTCGCTAGAGGTTCTCTTGGTATATCTGCTGCTGATCATAATGCTGATTCTGAAGTAAGAGTTCATAGAGGATCCTTTAATATTGTGGATAGTACTGTATGGTTCTTAGATCCACCTAAAGGAAATACAAGAGAACGTAGAAGTATTACAAATTTACCATATGTAAGAGCAGAATTTAGTGGTAGAACATTCTTGAGAAGTAATTATGATACCAATATGGTATTTGATGATATATCTGATGTGTTTACGGGAATTGGTAGAACTTATACAATGACTGTAGGTGGTGCTAATACAACTACAGGTGTTGGTATTGGTAATGGAATATTATTCATTAATGGAGTATTCCAAACACCATTAACAATTAATAACTCTGGAAATAACTATGAATTTAATAATGATACTGTTGCTGGTATTTCAAGTGTAATATTTACTGGAATTTCTTCAGAAAATGGACAAAAAATACAATCAGTATTTGATATTAATCAAAACCAATTACCAAGAGGTGGTCTGATTGTTTCTATGGGATCAACACCAGGTCTTGGTTATGCTCCTCTTGTTGGTGGTAATGTAAAAGTTGATTTGAAGGATAATTCAAATTTATTTACTGCTGGTTCTCTTAATGGTATTGTTGGCGTAGGAACATCATCTGGAAAGAACCTTGGAATTCAAACTGCTGCTTACAATTATAGAACTGGAATTATAACAGTTACAACTAATGATGTTCATGGTTTCTCTGGAGATCTTCCAACTACTGTTAAGTTGAAGGGATTGGAATTTACATGTCCAACTAAGACTGTTGGGCAACCTGTTACTGGAACATCATATGATCCATCAACTGGAGATTTAACGATAAAAATTGTCAATCATGGTCTTCAGGATGGAGATGCTATTAAGTTTAAGAAAGAATCTTTATCATTTAAGTGTCAGTATGGTGTAAATTCAGCACATACATGGTCTGGTGGAACAGCAACTAATGCAGTAACAATTAATGGTAGTGTTCAGAAAGATGTAACATCTGCTGCATATGATCCTGCTACTGGTCTTTGTGTGATGAATATTGGAACACACACCTTTACAACCAGTGATACAGTAACAATAGGTGCTGGTAAGTTATCATTTACTTGTACTGCTGATGGTGGTACTTCTGTTAAGACTTATCCTCGCTCAACAGACCCTGCATATAATACTGCTATTGCAATTGTTGCTGTAGATCAATCTAGTGGTAGTATTACTGCTAATGTTGGTGCTGTTAGTGGTAATGTAGCAAAAACATATCCTAGAGAAACGGATCCTGCTTATGATAAGTATCTTTATATTAATACAGTAACTCCAGACACATTTAAAGTTAATGTTTTATTGAGTACAACACCAACTAATACTGATACTCATACCTTCTTATTAGCATCTCCTGATGCTGTTCAAACACTTAATTATGTTGGTGTTACAACATCTATTTTCCAAGATCACGAACGTCCATTATTTGTCGTTGGAATAGTTTCTGAAAGATCATTTGAAGTTAATGCAGGTATTACTACTATTCATCATGAATTCCAAGAAAGTCCATCTGCTTATGCCTACGAATATTATGCAGATTTAACAACTGGATCTGGATATAGATCACCTGTTGCAATAGGTGTTACTGACATAGAATATGACCATAAGTTTATAGAATCTACAAATAATAGTATTAATATTGACGGTGCTGGAAATCTAACTCCAACAGATGCAATTTATGAGTCATTCTCAGGTAATTTGATATTGACTGTTGGTAATCATAATTTAACTGCAGCAACTGCACATAAAGCAGACACTGCATCATATAATCCAACAACTGGAAAATTGACAGTCACTATGGCTGGACATACTTTTAATAATAATGATTGGGTTAAAGTCAAAGATCATTCTATAGTATTCACTTGTGGAATGGATAATGATACTTCTACTCATTCATACCCAAGAGAATCAGATCCAATTAGTGGTAAGTGGATACAAGTTTCAAATAAGCAAACTAATACTTTTGATTTAGATGTAGGAACTTCACCAGAAGTTACATTTACACCAACAGATGCTAATTATGATCCTGTAACTGGATTAATGGAATTGACTATTGGATCTCATACTTTGAGACCAGGAACTCATGTTAGATTATTAGAAGAATCTATTAAATTTACATGTGATGTTGATAACAATACCTCAGAGAAAGCTTATCCAAGAGCAACTGATCCTTATCATAATACTGCTATTAAAATTGAGTCTGTAACTACTAATACAATTACACTTAAAGTATTAACTAATATACCTTCTTCAAACACTACCAAACACACCTTTAAGAGTGCTTTAAATGCTTCTGTGAAGACTGGTGGTAATTATACCCATCTATTTGCATCTTCAGCAGATGGAGGCATTCTAAAGGCAACCAGCGTTGTTACAGTTGTAGATAATTCATTAACATTTACTTGTTCAAGAGATAATCATCTTGGTAAGCATACTTATCCAAGAACTACTGATCCAGCATCTAATGCTAAATTAGGTCTTGAATCAGTAACTAATAATACCATAACAATTAATGTTGGATCTGGTGGAGGTGGTGGAACAGGTGGAATTGTTGAAGCAACAATAGCACCAAATAAGCATAAGTTTGTTAGTGCGTTACCAGGAGTAGCATACACTGGACTTATTGAAAAGAATGCAGATAATGTTGATTATGATCCTGCAACTGGTTGGATGCAGGTAACAAGCCCATCTCATGGATTTGTTGGATGTAGTACTATTACACCTACAACTGTTGCGTATAATAAGAACAATGGAGTCCTAACAATTACTAAGAATGGACATGGATTTGTTGTTGGTGATTCTATATTAATTGAAGATAATTCATTAACATTCACTTGTTCAAAGGATAATCATACAACTAAACATCATTATCCAAGACCTACTGATTATGCAAGTGGAAGATGGTTGACCATTACAAATAAGACAATAAACACTTTTAAAGTTAATGTAAATCCAAATCCTTCTGATAATAAGTTTGATCATCAATATACTCATATTGTAGATGGATGTATTTACAAAGCAAATCAGATTATTGGAATTGCTACTGAATCTATAACATTAACTTGTGCTCATGATCAGCATCAGACACTTCACACTTATCCAAGAACAACAGATCCTGTTCATAATGTTGGAGTACCTGTTGGTAAGTCTTCTACTGATTGGTTTAGAGTAAATGTTGGTAAATCACCTGCAGGAACTGGTGGTGCATTAGACTTTACTATCAAAAATGCTGGTGGTAGATATGTTAATCCACAACTTCAAGTTGAAGATCCAGTATATGAGAATTTACCAGTTGTAGGTGTTTCAAGACTTGGTATTGGATTAACAGCAGATACTGGCGAAAATTTACTTGTTAATCTTTCAGTTGGAGCAGCAGCAACTACAGTAGGTACTGCAAGAAGTATGTT